ATGGATCAATTGCCGGTGACGAATTTGGCTTGGGACGAATTGTGGTTTCCGGGAAATTCTTTCCAGATTCCTCCGCCGTTCTAAACTCAACGACAATATCACGGCCATTTATAAGATCTGTAATATCGCCGTAATCTTCATCGGTAATAATGCCCATCAATTCTTGGTACACATTCTTACCAAATCCCCAAAACCGTACACCTTGATCTTCTTCACCACGAACCAACACAGGTACATAAGTACGCATCTTTGGTTCCATCTTTCTACCAACTTGCCAGTCTTCTTTATTTCCGGTCTTTTTCATACGATTGCTAAATTCAACAATCGGATCAGGACGATTAAAAGAATCAGGGCTTAGATAGGTTTTGTTATTGATTCCATAATGGAACTTCAACTCAATGAAAGGATTGTCAGGTTGAAACTTATAAGGAACAATACGAAGAACTTGTTTGCCGGGATTTGGCTTCCAGGTATAATTAGTTTTTTGACTTGCGTTTGAAAGACTATTCAACCGATTTTTAATTAGAGACAAATTTAATGCCATAAGTATTTAATATTTAATTGTTAAGTGTTTTAATTATTAATTATACGGTCCACACGAACCGTGTATATAACTAATACACGTATAACTATAAACAACTATCGCAAAAACATCAACTAATTATATCACATAGTTTTATCGGAATTATTCTAACCGATACCTCACCAGTTAAAATAAGGCAGTTGGAATACAGTCCCCAGTCCAATTGAAAATTATTATCAAATACACCACCATTTTCTTCTGCTATCAATATGTTCATAGCATTGAGAGTATACAGTGTATTGGTTTGTTTTTTTCTATGTAGCCCAATCGTATTTGGAAATTTTGGAAAACTGGTTCCAGACGTTATTTCCACATTATATGTTAAAAAAACAGAATTGGGCATTTTTGAATTTTGAAACACGAAAAATTTGTTTCCAGATACAATATAAAAATTTCTAAGAGTAGTCAGCAATGACGTATACTCTTCGTTTGTACTAAAAGTGCAAAGGAGTTGTCTTTTCATTTTTTTCCAATGATCAGTACTTTACCGAGATTTTCTATATATCTAGATTTTCCAACAATTTCTCCATCGGAAGTATACCAAGTTCCTTTTTTATAATAGAAATTATTTGAAAGTGCTTCTTCAAGTGAATATTCAGTTGTCAAAATCTTTTGAACAACTTGAGCGTCTTGTTGTTTCTCTTGTGGAGTTCTAGGATCGGATTCTGGTTCATCTTTTTCGTCAGGTTCAACTGTAGATGTATCCGACTTGACATCAGTTGAAACTGAATCTGGTTGAACTGACGATGGTTGAACTGACGATGGTTCTTCTTTCGGAGCAACTTGAGGTTCTAATTTTGGTTCTTTGTCAAAAATATTTACTGATGCTGCTTGTTGATCTTTTTTGGGATTTTCCTCAAAATGAGTTCCACGAGCAATAGCTTTTTGTTTGTATTCTGGCGTTGGAAATGTAACCAACAATCCATTGACATTATATGCTTGACGTTCTGGGTAATTCCCTTCTACTATACAAGTTTCCAACAATTCATTTAATTTGACGTGATCAAAATGTTTTAAATAATCCCTTTTAATCAAAAATGACTCAAATTGATTGAGGTCATCAAAATTTGTTATATCAAAATGTACTCCACCGTCTAATCGGTTTACAAAATATTCTAATAATATGGAATCAAAAGTTAACATGTTACCATATAAATATATAAATATTATGGTAAGTTTGTAATATTATGGTAAGTTTGTAATATTATTTTTACGTCGTCAGAAAACCCCTATGGCTTTAGCCTAGTGGTAGTTCACTGACTATTATTGATATATACCGAATCTATCAGATATACTATCTTTTTGGACTCATCAAACATAAAATTGCCGAGAGTCATAGAATCCGTCTTCCATTGATATACACTGGTTAAGTGATTATCCAGTTTTTCACAATAGTCTACCGTTTTACCCAATTCTCCGGTTGTTGCAAAAATAGGAAAATTGTTAGAAACTGTATTACTTATACCGTACTTATTGGAATCTGAATTTAGTAAATGTTGAGCACCTGATCCCAAAACAGTTCGTTTATCAATCAAGTTTTGTTCTACAATTCCACTTGAATGAAATTTAACATCCACATCATTCAATTTATAAAATATATAAAATGCGTCATATTTTTCCACATATTTGGCGTCAAATGGTAAATTTGGAACCATATTATTATGTTTCAATATATTTTGAAATGTATCATTTGACATTACATATTCAATAGGAACTCCTCCGTTTTGATTTATCACGTTGACTTTTTGTTTTATAAAGTCTATTGATTGTTGTATCTTTATTAGTTTTTGTTCAAACTGTTCATCTGTCTCATTATCCAATCTTTGTTGAATTTTATAGACTTTTGTATCATTTGCATATACAACCCGTTCTGACCCTCTCCATATATATTTACATTTTGTAGGCAATCCAATTACAGTCAAATCCAAATTACTAGGAGAATTCTTCCATTCAGATTTTAATACAAACACTTTACCATTTGGAGTGATTTTTAGATATGGATTGATTGTATCATCATTTTCACGGTGTTGAAAATTGACCTCTTTCAAAAATTCTTCATACGTCTTCATAAATTTATTTTGGTCATATTGTCGTAATTTGTACCGACATAACATTTTACAGGAAACTGTTTGTTGTTTTCCATCAGTGATTTTATATGCAACAACGTGTCTCGTTTATCCTGTTTATGTACATCAAACAATATACTATCATAAGTATATAATACAGCCTTGGTAGTTTTATCTTTTAGATATTGATTGATTTGTGCAAGTGATTGTATTCCAAATTCAGTCTCACTTGCCTGTAAAATATAATTGAATAATTTATTCGGCGATGGATCGTTGATGTGATTTTTAGTAATTTGACGTTTAAAAATCGGCGTTTCTACATATCCATATTTCTCAAAGAAATTCCAGCGATGGTCAATATATTGTTTCATTTTACTGTAAAATGGTATTTCCAATAATTCATCAGGAATGTTGCCGTACATACACTGAAAGGTAAGATTCTTTGACGCTTTTATTTCTTCGTCCGTCAAGTTCTCTTTTCCGTAGTAAGATTGTCCCAAATATTCATACGCATTGTGGGGCAATTCATAATTGATCAACTTAGCAACCAGATGAGGATGATATGCACTATAATCAATCATGAACAACATTCCGTCGTCACCATACCGGCTAATAAAAGAAGATCTACACCCAGACTCTTTATTCATGGCACTGTAATTTATTCCACCAAATCTGTTGCTTGGTCGCCCAGTAGATGTATATAGATTATACTGCGTATATACATAGTCATTGACCACCTTTACATTCTTGTCCTTAAAGTGTTCATTGAAAGTGTCCACATTCACTTTTAAACCGTTATATTCAAGTACTTGGAGGTTTTCGGTGATAATACCATTCAAATCACTAAAACTACTATCTAAACGTATATTTCTAACTCTTTTTAGAGATTCTATGCACATTTGCTCAAATTTCTCCAAATGACGAGTCAGTGGTATTATCCTATTCAAATTGCTATACCCATGGAACTTATGTTTATAAAATCTATGAGCCTTCGTGTCATATTCACTGTAGTCTTCTACATTACCATCAGTTATAAAAAAGATAATGTTGATATCATACAAATTTTTTGCTGGCAATAAATGCGAAAACTTCTTTTTGTCAAATACCCACTTCTTTCCCGTCAACGAGTTTAAATCGTCAATTAACCTAGACGGTTCAACTTTGAACGGGCTATCTTCATGATTCACCGAAATCACATAGGTTTTCTGCTTTTGGATGTTATAAACCATCAACAGACTACACTTTGCTACACATGGATGAAAGTGGTCGTCAATTTGAATTACATCGCAAATCAAATCACAACAATCATTTTGTACCAAAAATTCTTTATAATCACTCTCATGCCTTACAACCATTTATTTATTGTAACAGAAACTTCTTGCTTGTCAATTTTCAATATCCTATCCAAAATTCAAGCACATTTCTTAAAATATTACGAATGCCGGGTATGGTTTTTTCTAAAACAGAAATTGAATAACTATTATAAGAAATTACACCAACGTCAGTCAATGTTTTACCATCGGTACTGTCATTTGATTTTCCTGTTATTTTCCACGAAAGGGACGATTTTGTATAAAGTGTATCGGATATATCAGAAAATCCAACAGAGTCCACTTCATAAATGGTATTATCATTTATTTTCTTTACAAAATAACGAGAGATATATCCATTGTTATAATCATTTGCGTTAGGCAATGGTTTTTTATAAACAGGAAAATTTGTGGAAATTCCATCAAATGAAATGTTTCTGGTATTATCAGGATATGTAATCATAACTATTTATTTTGGCTCTTTTTGAGTAATAAACGGGCAGGTCTCAAATTTGCTTTGATACGAGTCTCCCAAGTATCTTCGTTGATAGTGTGCATTACATTTTCAACTTGAAAAACGACTGTATCTTCTGTATATGGTGGAGGAAGATTTGAAATCTTAAACACTTCAAACGTCTTGATGCCAGCAATACCCATCAAACTCAATTCAACGTGAATATTTCGTAACGGAGAATTATATATGTTTATGTTATTGTCAAGATCATTGTCGTTCAACAAAAATGTCAGTATTTCAGGATATGGTATGACCAAATCTACAATGTTATAAGGGGACTCGTTCTGAGGTTCTTTTGCCTTCGCGCCCGGAGACCCCGGTATGGCGATACGCTGTTCGTACCAGCGCGTCGGTGCTGGAATCATCGCCGGTGTTGTTGTTCCTTCAAAAGTAGTAATTTGTAAAAATCCGTCTTGAGTTTTATTTCCATCTGCTGCAAT